ATCCGTCTTGTGGGGGGAATAGTAGGGCAGCTGCAGTCAAGTCTGTAGTACTTGCTAAGTCAAGGCCCAAATAACACTTTTTACCCACAAGCTCATCCTTGCCCCATTTACCAACAGTGTTATCCCAAAGGTTCAAAGGTAGCCAACCAGTACTTTTGAGTGATATCCATTGATTAAGACGTAACCACCTGAATAACTTTTCTTGGCTTTCGCTATTTCTAGCACCAATCGCTTCTTGACGCACCGATTCAATGTTAATGGTGCGCCCTAAGCTTGGGTTGGCTTTATACCAGACATCTTCGTCAAAAATGTCATCATCTTCATCTGCACAAAATATTTTCGCATACCAAACCGGATCTTCTATTTCGCCTTCAATAACCTTTCTGGCATACTCGTGCTGCTCCCAACCAATGGAGTGCCGGTCCGGGTCATCGCCGGCCGTAGTGATTACCCACCAGATGGGCTCTCGCCTTGCAGCGCCGGCACCAAACGTCATGACATCCCACAAGTCTCGATTAGGTTGTGCGTGGAGCTCGTCAAAGATTATTACAGTCGGATTTATACCATGTTTAGAGTATGCTTCTGCTGATAGCACTTTGAGAAATGTTCCCGTTTGCAAGTTGTGTATTTCTCGCTGTGAGTCTAGGACTTTGAGTAAACCCTCAAAAGCGGGTTCCTGCTCAATCATTTGTTTGGCAGCCCTATAGGTCAAGGCGGCCTGTTCCCTTTCAGCCGCGCAGCAATAAATCTGACCGCTGGGGCCATCATTTACTAGATGGTATAAGGCTAAGGCACCGACTAGTTCGGTTTTACCGTTCTTTTTAGGAATTTCCAAATAGACATAACGATATTGGCGATAACCGTCCTCTTTTACTGTGCCATACACATCCCATAGGACATCGTGCTGCCAATCCATCAACACAAAAGGCGACCCGTAAAAGTCGCCTGTCAGATGCAGCATGGAGATAAATTCAATTGTTTCTAACGCCCTTGCTTTATCATGTAGCACCTACATCACCCCGAGCGTTTCCTATCGATAAATTTACCCATAGGAGATGTTGGCTTTTCCTCCGGTGGCTGTTTAGGAATGGCACGCAGGGAGGCAAGAACCGTCATAACATTTTCTTTTTCTATCTGGAACATCATGCGCCGTTTCTCCATCAGCTTGCCGTCCCAACTTAGGATTTGCTTGCCCAGATTGGCCTGTAACTTGTGGTAAGTTTCAGCTTCGATGTTGTCATTATCAAAAGACTCCGTGAGCCGATCCTGTTCGTCCGTTAAGCGATTGATTCTTTCTTGAATCTGAAAACACTCGGAGTGAAGAAGACAATAGCGATTGATGATTCCCTCGTAAAGCGCATCGTTTTTGCCAATGATTTTCAAAAGATTGCGAAGGCGAGTCATCTCTCTCCTGGCCACCGGATCGTTCCAGACCTCGGGCCATGCTTTAATCGCCTGTTTCGTCATCATGGATTCTTCCTGTTTTTCTCGAAACTCCAACTCAGCTTTTGTTTTATTAGATTTTCCTTCGAGCTTCAGTAGTTTTACTGGTTTGCCGGCCCTGGCCATTCTTCCTCACCTCCAAAATCTAAAAACCCGAAAATTTTTAAAAGGACTTTTTCCTGCGCGAGACTGCACGCTTGGTTAGTTTTCTTTACCCATTTGTGATTCAATGCCCCCTCTCCCCCTGCGGCAACATTTGTCACTCGTGGGGTGGCGGGTGGGACTTAACCCGGTTGCCGAAGGATCCGTCCTCGCGTGCTGTCTTTTGCTTATGACAAGTTGAGCAAAGACTTTGCCAATTGTTTTGATCCCAAAACAAATTGTAATTTCCTTTGTGAGGAATTTTGTGATCAACTTCAGTCGCAACTTCTGTTTTGTTTTGTTTCAAGCAATTTTCACAAAGCGGATTTTCTCTCAAAAACATTTTTCTCGCTTTGTTCCACCGGTGATTGTAACCGCGTTCGCTGGCCGAACCTCGACGTTCGTCGTAGTGTCTCTGTTGCTCTTGCTTGTGTGTGTCGCATAGCCCTCCAGTTCCTGTGGGTACAAGGTTCTTGCATCCCGGGCTCCTACACAATCTCTTTGGGCTCCGAGTGGGCATGAGTATCACCACCTTTGTTAGTTACCGCCAGAGCTTGGCGGGATGTTGGATCACCTCCTGTCACAAAGCTAGTCTTAATTGCACTTTGTGTTCCTTAACTCTCTTTCGAGCCAGCTCTACATACTTGGGTTCCTTCTCAATCCCAATGAAAGAGCGACCTGTGTTGATACACGCAATCGCTGTGCTACCGCTCCCCATCGTCAGATCCACGACAAGATCGCCCTCGTTGCTGTATGTCTTGATTAAATCTTCGAGAAGGAGTACCGGCTTTTGCGTTGGATGGAATCCGTCGTAATCCTTTTTATAGCGGAGTATGTTCGACTTATACTTTCCGCCTTCCCATAAGTTGAATACGCTGGGGAAATGCTCGTCCTTTGTTTTACGGTCAATCTCCACTAATTCTTCGTAAGGGATAAATCCGTCCATACGGTCAATTCCATACTCCGTGATTAGTGCGTCGTAAGTAGCTTCCGTACATAGCGCGTACTGCGTACTATTCGTTCTGAACGTATGATCCACTCGTTGCCCGATAGTTTCGATGATTTTACTACGCGTTTTTCCGATGTATTTTAAGACTTTTGCGAAGTATTCGCGTAACGGGTGAATACCGTCCGTATCATGCGACTTACTGAATACGAGAATATCCTCGTAGAAACTTACGGGTGCTTTGTTGCATACGAGTGCATTGGCAAAACTGTCTTTTTCCCACACCATGCGATAAGAAAATGGAACATTCGGAATAGCTTCATTAATCAGCCTTGACGAATAAGGCTCCTGTGAGAATAATACCATTTTGCCATTTTTGCGAAGTATTCTGTTCGCTATTTCATATACTTTGTCGGGGTCAATGGCGAAATCCCAATCTATGCCGTTGTAACCGTTCATCGTTCCATACGGCAAATCTGTCAATATTAAGTCTACTGATCCACTCTCAATTTGTTCACTCTCCACAAGGCAATCACCGTGGATTATCTGGTTAATCACACAATCACCCCCAACCATAAAGAAACACTTAATAGTTCACATCCAGTTGCAAGCCATCATCCTAGCCAACCGTTCTGCTTTGCCAATGGCCTCGTCAAGTTCACTGGTATCAACCTCAATTTTAACCGCCAGGCTCCCTACAGATGAAGGTTTGTCCACTTCCAGGCAGTGAATGATTTCAAGCACATCGTGGGCAAGGTTCCACATCGGATCTGCCGGCAAGTCGTCTCGTTTCAAATTCCGCTGGCGTAATTGCTTTCTGCGTTCATCGATCACTTCATCCATGTACTCTGAAACCTCTTGCAACCTTTGACGCATTTCTTCGGCAGTCATATCTTCAAACAGATTTTTTCCAGCCATACTTGTTACCTCCAATCCCTGTCTCACGCTCGTGTTTTCGAGCACTTTTCACAATACAGTCCCGATTGCTTCCGCAACCTCTTCCGGTGTCATGCCTTCCCGCCGGGCCACGATAGCGATTAACTCCGTGCGGTCATACCTTGCGTCATGGATACCCCGGTGACAATACATGCACAGCCGTATGAGGTTAGGGCGTATGTCGCTGCCTCCTTGACTCTTGTACCGTATGTGGTGCACGCCTCCATGACCCGGCTTACCACAACGCTCGCAGTAAGGGATCTCCTCCCGCATAACTTTCAAGAGTGCTCGATTCCTTATCCGCTTATGTTTGGGTACGGCCGCTAACAACAAACCACCCCTTTGATTTTAATACACCAGCCCCCACCCCGGCTCTATGTTGGCGTATAGTCCCCTCCCGAACACGTGGAACGTGTGCAGGCAACCAAATTATTAAGCGAACTTCAACTCTTGTTGCGCAGTATGACTGGCAACTCGCCTCCTTGCTATCTCGACGTATCCTTCATTAAGCTCGATGCCGATAAAAGACCTCCCAGTGTTTAGGGAGGCTATGGCGGTAGTTCCTGAACCTATGAAGGGGTCTAACACAATTCCTTCAGGCGGGGTGACAAGCTTGATAAGGTATTCCATTAAGGCTATGGGCTTCACCGTTGGGTGTTTGTTAAACTCGCCCCGCTCCTTCCTTGAAGCCTTAGCACAGTAAAAGAACCTGCTTGCACCGCCACTATCCCCATAGTTTGAAGGAGCTTCAGGCTTGCAATCTTTTACAAAACCCTGTACAGCATACTGTCTATCAGAATACGAATACCCACCAGACTTGTTG